CAACGAGACACTACCAAATACGCATCCGCCTTGCAGCAAGTGGTTGCCGCCTGTGTAGGTGCAATGAATGCCAAACTGATGACACTAGATGTTGCGATCAAGCTGATTGTTTCCACTGCACGTCGCCTGGGTGTGGATGTTGAACCCCAGCAAATGATTGACGATATCAAAGGCATGCTTACCAAACAAAAAGAAGACGATGCCGATGTTGATCTGGATGTTGGCACATGACAGACGATGAAAAGCGCAAAGCGTTTGATAAAGAACAAAAGAAAGTCATCGAAGAATTCGAAACTCTCTCGAAAGAGTCACTGACACTGCTGAACCGTTTATTTAATGAGGCCAGAGAGCAGATTAAATTCCTGCTAAGGATCAATCCAAGTGAGTACAACCTCTGGTTGCTGGGTGAGCTTGAGTCACAGATTAAGGCAGTCATGGATCAAGTTGCGGCCCAGTCAGCAACGAATGCCCAGGATGCGATCGCACGTGGTTGGGCTCTGGGTGAAGCACTCTCTGACCGACCCTTACAGGCGGCCGGTTTAACCATTGCCGGAGTCGCCCCCGCGATTGATACTCGTCAATTGGCTGCGCTGCAGCATGTCACTACCCGAAAAATTGCCGGGGTTACCCGTATCATGGCCGATAAGATTGACACGCAATTGGGGCTGGTGATGATGGGCGTTCAACCGCTCGACATGGCCATTACAGTGATCACCAACATCCTTGATGAGGCAGAGCGCTCCCGAGCCATTGCAATCTTGAGGACTGAAATCAGTCGGGCAAATTCCATCGCCAGCGATCTGCGTAAACGCTCAGCTGCAACTGTGTTGCCTGGCATGAAAAAGCAATGGCGAAAAGGGGCCAGGAAGCACCCACGTGAAACACACGTTTTTGCCGATGGACAAGTGCAAGCATTGGACGACCCGTTTATGATAGGCTCCGTGCCAATGATGTACCCGCACGACCCCAATGCCCCGGTTGGGGAAGTCATAAACTGCGGTTGTATGTCCCTGCCTTACATGGATCACTGGGAAATGTCTGCCCCCACTACCCGAAAACCTCCAGTAACCTGATTTTGTAACTTAGGTTAAAAGCCTTACGCCCACCCCCTCCACTAGTCTGTAACTCGCGAAGTCATTCACATGATTTGGAGAGTTTCAGCAATGAGTGAAAACGAAGATCAGAACACTGGTTCACAAGGCACAAAGCCTTCTGAGACATCAAGCAATAAATCTGATGGCACAAAGGCAACTGATACCACAGCAGCAAAGAGTGGTAATTCCAACAGTGCCGAGAAACCAAAGTCTCAACAAAAACCCAAGGCACCTCAGAAGCCCAAGGCACCTCAGAAGCCCAAGGCACCCAAAACGTCTAACAAAAGTTCCGCGACTGCAGAGGATGCCGCCAAGTGGGCTGGCATTGATGCTGGTGAGGTCTTGGACTTTGCTGAAAAGCCTGATGGTCGTTTTGTCGTTGTCACTCGTGGTGGTCAGAAACTGACCCAAACGCCAAAAGAGCGTGAAGCTGCAGCTAAGGCAGCCGCCGAGAAAGCTGCAAAGAAGAAAGCAGCAAAGGCAGGTAACCGATGATCCTAATCCCAAAGGATGGCATTGTTGGTGAAACGGCACTTCGCGAGGCGGCTGCGACTGAGATGCGCGATCGCATCGAGCTGGTCCGCAGCGCCCTTTGTGATGCGATCAAAGTCAAGCTCGGCAAAACCGAGTACTGGGTAGACCTGGAAGCCGTCTATCCTGATCGCGCGGTAGCACGACTGGCAGGTCGTTTCTATTCCTACCCCTATACCTTTGACGACAACAACACTATCCAGATTGGTGAGCCATCTGAAGTGACAAGAGAGTTCACACCAGTGGACATGTCACTTCGCGAGTCAGTATCACTGATCGAAGCGGTCAGTGATGATGAAAAGGGTCGTACTTTCCGGATACGGGTTATTCGTGCTGGCACTTCTTTGAATGAAAAGATTTACCCGGCAGCAGTTCTGCGTGAAGCGGCACCTCTTTTCAATGGCACTCGCGTGTTCATCAAATCCGATGAAGAGCATCTGGCAGCCAAGGGCAAGTCGGTACGCAACCTGATTGGCGGCCTACGCGATGCTGAGTTCATTGAAGGTGCCAAACCTGATGAGGGCGAAATCCAGGCCATTCTGGATGTTTTTGAATCTGAGCAATCTGTTGCAGGGAAACTGCGCGAAGCCGTCGACCGGAACATGTGCCACCTGTTCGGGTTTTCGATTGATGCCGATGGCGCTGGCAAGCGCAAGGGCAAATTCACCGAAGCCATCCGCTTCACCAAAATTCACTCCGTTGACCTGATCGTTGAGCCAGGTGCTGGCGGAGAACTGATTCATTTGATCGAGGCTGCGGCCTCTAATGACACCCAAGAGGACGAAGCCATGAAACAGCGTATGCTGGAAGCGATCCGAAAGGCCAACAACGGCAGCCTGCCTGATGGCCTGGATCAAACCGATGAAGACGCAGTGTTTGCTGCTTTTCAGGAAGCTGTAAAGCCTGCCGGTTCTACAACCACGACAACAACTTCACCGGCTCCCGCTTCAGAAGAGCCCACTGTCACGCGTGCTGAATTGCAGTTGATGGAAACTCGCGTTGCTATGCGTGAAGCCGTTCGTACTTCCAAGTTGCCGGAAAAAGCACAAGGTCGCTTAATCACGCAACTGGAAGCGGACCCGAAACTGACCACGGATAAATTCAAGGAAGCGATCAAGTCAGAGCGTGAATACCTGGCCAGTTTCAATGAGTCTGGTCAGATCCGTGGGCTGGGTGGTGGTGACGGTCAAGTCGGTGCCGAAGGCATTGCAGAAATGCTGGACAAGTTGCTTGATCGTGATGACAACGAAGTCATCAGCTTGAAAGAGTGCTATCGAGAAGCAACCGGGGATGCGCGTATCACCGGTCGTCTGCGTGACTGCCGGTTCCGTGAAGCGCTGGATACTGAATCATTCCCGGTCATGCTTGGTGATGCGGTTAACCGTCGCGTCTTGACTATGTATAACGAGAACATGCGTTATGAGCTGTGGCGTCAGATTGTCAGTGATATCGTGCCGCTCAATGATTTCCGCGAGCGGAACAATGTCATGTACGGTGGCTTTGGTGATTTGCCAGTTGTAGCAGAAAAAGCCGCATATATCGACCTCGATGAACCTACTGAACTGGCTGAGAAATATAGCCCTGGTAAGCGCGGTGGCAAAGTCTCAGTTTCACTCGAAATGATCAAGAACGACGATGTCGGCATGGTCATGCGGATCCCTCAATCGGTCGTTACAGCTGCAAAGCGTACCTTGAACAAGTTTGTCTTGGACATTATCCGCACTAACCCTGTCATGTCAGACACAAAGGCGCTTTTTCACGCTGATCACAACAACCTGGGTACCGCTGCATTCAGCAAGGCAGCCTACTTGGTAGCACGCTTGGCGATGATGAAACAGGCTGATCACGACACCGATGAACCGATGGGGTTGGCACCGCATCTGTTGCTTATTCCTGCCGATCTGGAAGAAGCCGCATTCGAGGCATTCCGCCGTGACACCAACCTTGATCCTGACTTTGCTCAGTCGTCCATGCCGATGATACGCCCAGTGCCGTACTGGACCGATGTCACTGACTGGGCTCTGATCTGTGACCCAACCGAACATCCGACAATTGAAGTCGGATTCATGGATGGCAAACAAGAGCCAGAGATGTTTATCCAGGATGCGCCCACTGCCGGCAGTATGTTCACCAATGACATGGTGACCTACAAGATCCGTCACGTATACGGCGGCTCTGCATCAAGCTGGAAAGGCATGCGTAAGCATGTAGTAGCAGACGCTTAAGGTGATAGCGATATGAACGCTGCTGCGTTTGAAAGTTTGGTGACAGCTCTGGTGCGTGACGACGACGGCCGACTCTCTCCCGGAGAAGTCTCGGGCGCACTGGAGCTTGTCATCAACCGGTACAACGGCCTGCGCCCTCTGGAGGTGATTGAAGACCTCCAGGTCGGCGCAGGTCAGGTGTTGCCAACACCAGAGTACTGGATCCCCAAACGCAGCCGCATCATCGAAATTGAATACCCGATCGGCACCAACCCACCAACGTATATCAATGAGGATTTCTATTATGTCTACGACTTACCTGCTGCTGACGTTGAGCTGCGTCTTGGTAGTGGTGTTGCTGCTGTTGGCGCTGAAGTGCGGATGGCTTATACCTCAAACCACACCAGCGCAGAGACCTTCCATGACGACGATTGTGAAGCGCTGGCTTACCTGGGTGCGGCAATTCTTTGCGACCAACTTTCGACGGCTTATAGCCACGAATCGAGTCCATCAATTAAGTCAGATTCTGTCGAGCACACGAGCAAAAGTCGTGTTTTTGCTAATCGTGCTCGGGATTATCGTGCTCATTTCGAGACCAAGTTTGGGAAGCCAAGCTCCACCCAAGCTGCCAGTGCAGTGGTCAGCGTTAAGTCACGTTCTCGTCCAGGGATGTATCACCGATGAATGCCCTGGTATCGATCGAATCGAATCTGCCACAGCTCGAAGAGTTGTGGCGCACAGCCCCGGAGATTACCGAGCGGGAGATTACCCGCTCTATGACCGAAGCGCTGATGCTGCTGGAGC